CCGCGCTCCTGCGCGGTTAAATCGCTCTTGCACCACCGGTGCGGAGGGCCTTTTCAGCCGAGCCCGACCGGGGGGGCTATTGCCTCGGCGTTACGCGCCCGAGCTCGTCGAGCTTGTAGCGCTTGAGCTTGGCGCCATGCTCGCGGGCGTGGCACTCGCGGCAAACGGCGCGGAGGTTGTCGAACCCGAGCGCGACGTGAGCCGAGGTTATGTTCTCGGGCGTGAGCGGTTCGATGTGGTGGACGATCTCGGCGGGCGTGAACCTGCCGACCGCGAGACAATCTTCGCATAGGCCGCCGACGTGGGCGAGGTAGGCCGCGCGGCAATCCTTCCACGCTTGGGAACTATAGAACGTTGTCGCGAAGTCTTTAGACATGAGGTTGAAGCACCACAAAACCCGCCGAATAGGCGGCGGGCTCGTGGTTTCGGTATGGACGAAAGAGAAAGGCTATTCAATATCCCAATAACAATATAGCATATCTATTTTGAAAAAGTGCCCCGTTCTTCAATCAATCTCATGCTCTTTCCTCTTTGCCCTTGAACAGTAATCATCTTCATGCACAACATTATGCGTTGTTGAATACGGTTCATCACACATATCAATTTCCCGTCTGTAATATATGCAGTCTTTACACCTTATCAGCTCTGGCTGTTTGCGAATAACTCCAATAAACATTTCGTCAAATTCCTTTGCTTCTTCTCCTATCGGAATAATGTACTCTTTGTGTTTCATTCGTCCTCTCCTCCCTCTGCCTCGATGATGGTCGGCGCGGCTTCGACTGCCTTCGCCACCTCGGACGCGCTTAACGCATAGCCCGTATAGTGCGGAAGCGCGTCTGCGTCTATCAGCCGCCCATGCGGTGCCGGAACGTCCACAGCTTCGAGCGTTTCGAAATATGGGCCATAGTCAATGAACGCCTCGCCGGTCGGGTTAATAATAACCTTGATGGGGTATTTGTTCGGGACGTTTAGGCCTTTAATAAATATGCTCATGGCTTGCTCCTCATTCATTCAGAAACCCGGAAAAAAACGCCGTCCACCACAAGACCCGTTGACGCCAGCGCCGCCACGTTTTGAGGCCGGCCGTGTCCGGGTAGCGCGAGCGCTTCACGATGGCGTCCCAAATGCCGCGGCGGTATTCCGGCGGGATCTTCTCGAACGCCTTGTCGACGGCGCGGAGCTGGGCGGAGAGCCCCGCGCGGGTGATGGCCATTTCTTCAACGCTCGAGTGCGGGTTATGCGCTCGAGGTTGTCCGTCCTGCGGTCCGGCCTTGAACCCGTCGAGCGCCGCGAGGTGGGCCGCGATCTGCGGATAGTCCCGGATAAGCCACAAGGCGCGTTGTCTCGCCTCCGGGTGGTGTGCGAGGCTGTAACGGGTCGCCGGCATGGTCTACGCCTCCGCGGACTTCTCGGGCGCCGGCATGGGCTCCGGAGACCTCGGCCAGCCTATGCGGCACCGGGTGCGCGGGGTGCCGTCCTCGGTGTAAAGATAGCCGAACGGGCACTCGGTGCACGTTTTCATGTTGTCACAATACTCGGCCAACTTTTCGGCGTAGGTGTAGACCGTGGAGGCGTCAACGGTGGCGTCGGTTGCGGTCTCGATCTGCTCCGGCACGAGGTCGAACGAATAGACGAGCTTTGAGCCGTCCCCGTCAACATTGACGGACTCGAGGGTGATTTCTCCGGACTGGATAGCGCCCGGCGGGGTGATGATATTACGAATTATAACGTTCATGGTGTGCTCCTTTCGTCTATCTGATAGCGTAAGCCCGGGCCATGTCCTCGAGCTCGTGTTTTAGAAGATCGCAAACGCGGAGGGCCGCCTCGTGGTCGCGTTTGAGTTGCTCGAAGCGCTCGGCGAGGGTTTGCCGGCTCTTTTCGGTGGCCTTTCGCTTGGCCTGTTCGGCCTTCCGTTTGGTCTGTTCGGCCTTCCGCTTTGTCTGCTCGGCCTCGAGCGCGTCGCGGAGGACCTTCACCGTCTCGCGTTCCCTCGGCGGTTCTATGGGCGCCGGGGCCGCTGTTAGGTCAATGCGGGCGTACTTCTCGACGGTCTCGGCGATCTGCCGGCGCGCATAGGCTCCGGGGTCCGGGCCGATAGCGTCGTCTGTGAGTACGCGGAGGGTCGGACGTGTGAAGGTCTCGAGCTTTTCCTTTGGAGGGCGGCCGCGTTTCTGCCGCCGGTGGTTCCGGATCTGATCGCGGCGACGTTCAGCTATGGCCGAACACTTCTTTGAACAATACTTTTGTGACGGTGACGTCGGCTTGAACTCCTCGCCGCAAATAGGGCAAATCTTGGGAGAATAATCTTTCATTTCGTCCTCCCCTCGCTAAAACGGTATATCGTCCGTTATGCGCTCGTAAAAGTCCCAAATGGGCCGTTTATCGTCCGTGGCGTTTTCGCGCGTCTGCGGGGCTGTTTTGGGCCTTCTCGCGCCTCTTGCGGCGGCGGGTATAAGTCCTTGACGCGCGGCCTCGTTGGTGTCCACCTTCCGCCCGCTCGGCGCGATCACCCGGCCGTCCGTGTAGACTTTGACGGGAAACGTGTCCGCGAACTCGTAGGGATAGCCGTCAATTACGACGGTCTTAATGCTCGCGATATACTGATCCCAGCGCCACGCCACGGCCTCCGGTTCGCCGTTGAGGCTTCGGCAAAGCTCCACGAGTTGCCGGAAGGTCGGCGGGCGGTCGTTCGTGTCCGCCCACGTCCTCACGGCCTCGAGCGCGGTCTCGGCGTCAAAGTCCTTGAAGGCCCGGCGGATCTCCTCGACGGTGCTATCGGTGTGACGTTTCCCCATGCGCTGGGACCACTCTATCGACCAAAAGGTTTGGAGCTTGGTCAATATCTCGGTGCCCTGTTCGGTGGTTATCATTTAGCCCTCCTCCTCGAAGCTCTCGGGCGGTGCCCACGGCGGATATAGAACCGACTCCCCCGTCGGGAGGATCTCCGTATAACTGCCGTCCGGGTTCTTCGTGATATCCCTCGGGGGCCGCGCGCTCGCGCGCGCGTTCTCCCCTTTTTTATTTATTTCTTTTTCGCATATAATAGTAGATAGTCCGTTTGCGGTCCGTTCGTGGTCCGTTTGCGGTCCGTCTGCGGTTTCATCTGCGTACCGCGAAAGTTGATATTTATTGTAATTTTCAATGGTTATAGCGGTTCCATTTGCGGTACTGTTTGCGGTACACATTCCCGCCGTTTCGAGTTCGTGAACGAACCGTATCGTTTTCCCCTTTCCCCAACGCCAGCGTTTCGCGAGCTCGCTATATGTCGTGAATAGGGTCCCGCGGGGGATCACTACGCGCCGAGCGCCGACCCACGTCTCCCGGGGCTCATAGTTCGCGCGGCCGATCAGATCTAACCACGCTTGCCCGCGTGTGAAGGGTTCCCGGAGCCATTCTTCCGACTCGAGAAAGGACCGTTGAACGGTAAAATAGCCTTTATTCCTCGGCATAATCCGCCCCCCTTGAAAGTATGTCCTTTATCACGCCGGCGGCCTCGTCCGGTCTGCAAAACGCCCAACGGACGCCGTAGCGGTCCGCCATTGTCCGCATAGCCTTTTCGAGGCGCTCGCCGGTGATGGCCTTCGGGGAAACGTTGAGGCGGGGATTTATCCACGTCCGGACGTCCTCGATCTTCTCGACGCCGTCCTCGTTCTCGATGAGAACATACAGAACGCACCCGCACGCCCTCGCGAGTTTGAGTTCCCGGCGGAAGCGGGCGTGTTCTTCCTCGCTCCCGCCGATGTTCTGCGCGATCTCCTCGAGCCCGGCCTTGGTGTCCACGCTCACGGCCGGCGGGAGTGCGTAGTCTCCGACGACGAGTTTCGAACGGATAACGTCGTCGTTCCACTCCCGCCAGCGTGTGCGCTTCTCCTCGTGGCGTCCCGTCTGTTGACGGGTGTCCTCAAGAATGACCATTAGAACGGGATCTCGTCGTCCTTAAGGGGCGCGCCGAACGTGACCTCCGGGGCCGGTTTCATGTCTCCGCCGCCGGCGAGCTTCTTTAGCTCGGGGACGGTGAACTCCCCAGCGCGGACCCTATCGGCGGATATGGTCGCCGCGACATAGAGGCGCGTTTTGACCTCTCCGCGCTCGGTCTCGTATTCCTCGAGGCCGAGGACCGCGCCGACGAGCTTCCCTTCGAGGGAGGACTCGTTCCAATTCCACTTATAGCCCTCGTTCGAGGCCTCCACGGCGTCGGTGAACTGCCTAAAACGGCGGTTCTTCCACTCGGTCGAGGGGTTCGGGGTCGTGGTGTAGGAACGGAGGAAGGCGTGGGCGAACTCGTGTTCGCGGCCCCAATCGTCCGAATAACGCCCAGCCTCGGGGCCTTCCGCGATGTCGTAGACTATGCGAAGATACTCTTTGTTCGGAAAATCCTCCACGTCGGTTATCTTGAGGACGTAGCCGCCGGGCGCGAGTCTTTCGCGGTCAGCGGTCGGGGTGATCTTGTCAAAGTCGGGAATAGGTTTCATTTTGTCTTTTCCTCCTTCTTGGTGGTGGTCTTGGGTGCGGTTACGCGGGGCGGGAGCTCCCAATATTTCCGGATCGCGTCGTCAACGGCGGCGAGGTCGTTGTCGATCTCCTCGGCGTCGAACATTCCCTCGGGGGATTTGGCGATACTCGCGCCGTCGTTTTGCGTCTGGAACACATGGCGGCCGCCCTTGATGGTCGCGCGAAGAACGACCGTAACCATGCCCTCGAGCATGACCTTGTTTTCGAGAAGTTTCCCGATGAGTCGGAGCTTGTTCGTTCCGTCGTCGGCGGTGTCCTCGTGCATGATGAGATAGACCACGGCGTCCGCCGGTACGGCGGGGGACTGGATAAACTGGATAAAGCTCCACGCCATGTCCGCGATATTGTCATACAATTTGAACTGATCGCCGGAGCCGTGACGCCTCATGAACTCGTTGATCATGGTGTACGAAAAATCATCAACGACGGCGGCCTTGGTGCTCATTTTGGAGAGGCCGGCCATCATGGTTTTGATGTTGTCCGTGGTGCTGATGTAGCGGAACTGCTTTCGGAACGGGAGCGGCTTCCCGATGGTGTTAATCAGATAGATCCCGTCGGGCTCGAAGCCCGCAAGGGAGCGGCTTTTGCCGGTGCCGCTTTTGCCGTAGATAATAACGGGGATTGCCATTTCTCTTTGTCCTTCCTTTCGTTCTATCGGATCTGCAGATTTTGACGCGTCTCGAGGAACGCCCCGGGGACGGTCTCGCCCTGTTTGAGGGCGGCCTTTATTGCGGTCTTGTTCGGTTCGATGGTCGTTTTGGTGAGCTCCTCCGGAAGGGCTCGGACGTCGAACGACTCGTCGAACGCCACGCCTTCGGAGCGCCTCCACCCTATCGCCACGCGGGGTGTCTTGAGCACCTCGCCGGGAGCGATTGACCGTTCCATGTAGGCTTTGAGGGAGTCCGCCTTATTCGAGGCCACGCGGGCGCGCTGGGTGAGCGCCTTTATTTCCGCCTTGATGGCCTCCGCGTCGGCGGTGTACTGCTTGACCATGATCGCGCACGCCTCGAGCTTATCCACGCGGGCGGCTTCGAGGCCCTCCAAATCGGCGAACGCGTCCTCGTTGAGGATCTCGCCCGTCTCGGGGTCGAACGCCTTTTCGAGGGCTTCTTCGAGGGCTCGGTCTATCTCGTAGAGCTTCACGCGATCACCTCCGCGCCGATGAGGCGCCAGCACTCGGCGAAGCGCTCCTCCGGGACGATCACGACGCCGTCCCAATCGTTCGGATTGATAACCTCGGACGCATAGCGCCGGGCCTCCTCCTTGCTTGTGAAGGCGTTGTGAACGTCTGCGACGGTGTTTTCCGCCCAGCTTTTCCAAGCGAACACGCCCCACCTCTCTTTTGTTGCCATTCTCTTTTCCTCCTTTCGCGGTTAGATCGAAAATAAGATCATGAACACCGGGACCCAAACGAGCGCCGCCGTAGCGACGAACGCCGCCGCCTCGGTGATGGTCTCCCACGCCCTGCGCGGGTTCCAGCGGTAGCGCCTCCCCTTGATTGTGAATGTCATTTGCCGGTCCTCCTTTTCAGCCATGCCGCGAGCTTCGCGGCGTCAATGAGATATGTTTGTCCTTTCTTCCTCGGAAGCGCCGCTCCCGAGAGCTCCGCCCACTCAACGGCGCGCGCTCGGCCTATGCCGTAGCGGGCCATTACGTCGGCGATCCTCAAAAGCTCCATTTCGTCCTCCGTTTTTCGCTATTGCGTTATTTTAGGGTATAAAAAATCCTCGGGCGTGCATTGATAAGCCGCCGCCAGTCTTTCCACCTTCTCGAGGGTCGGGGACGAAAGACCACGCTCCCACCTCGAAAGGGTTTCCTTCGTGACACCGATCTTTGCCGCGGCGTCCTTTAGGGTGAGCCCCGCATTTACGCGGGCCGCCTTAATTGTCACTTTCAACGCTAAAATCCTTCCTTTCGTGTTTCTGATGAGTTTTAACCAAATGGCGGGCGGACCCGGTGCCGCTCCGGGGTCTCGAGGTCCAAAGCCTCGCGTCCTACTGTTGGACTATCCGCCTATGTGCCGGGAAGCGGCGCCGTCACGATCTGCCCGGGATAACCCGCCCGGGCGCGGGTGTCTATGATAGACTTTTGATTGCTTCGATTACGGCCGCGAGGCGGCGTTCCTTCTTTTCGCGCCGTGCGGCGTCCTCCGGTTCGGTTAGTACGGTCAAGGCGTCCTCGAGGGCCTCCCGCTCATTTACAAGGCGCCGAAGCCTTGCCGTTCGCTTCTTGTACTCGTCCGGGGTCTCGCCGCGGTCGATCATCTCTAACGCTTCACTAATGGTCATGTCGTTCTCCGTTCTCTCGTTATTGCGGGGCTTTTGCCGGCCCCGCCGCGGCGTTGATCGCGTTTTATTTGGTGTAAACTCCCCAACCGTTCTTTTCGTCCTGCTTTATGAGCTGGGCCTTTAAGGTCTCGCGGAGCTCGCTCCACTTCTTCGCCCCGTCGGAGTTCTCCGAGGCGGCCGCCGTTGCGAGGAGCAGGTCGCAAAGTTCGTGGCGGGTGATCTTGATGGTGTAAGTCTTATCGTTTATCATTGTGGGCCGTCCTTTCGTTTCGTTATTGCCTCTTGCAATTATTATTCTACTCGCAAAAGCGCCATTGTCAAGCGCAAAAGTGAAAAATTTTAATCTTTTTTCTCGCTTAATTTCGAAAAGCTGTTATAATGACCTCGGGAGGACTTAAAGAAATGGCAAACGATATTAACGAAAGATTTCGTCAAAACCTGCTCTATTACATGGAGTTGAGAGGCAAAAAGTCTATTGATCTTGCCCGCGGCCTCGGCGTTTCCACGTCCACGGTCTCGGACTGGACTCACGGCGTAAAGACTCCGAGAGCGGACCGCGCCGCCGCTATCGCGGCGTTTCTCGGGTGCGGGATAAACGATTTATTGCTCGCGCCCGGGTCCTCGGATATTGACTCCGCTATTTGGTCACGCCACGCGGACACCTTCCGCGCCTTCGCGCGCCTTCCCGAAAAAGACCGCGCTATGATCGAGGAGCAAATAAGACGCCTTTCGGCCTATGCGGCCGCCGTGGAGGGGCTTAACGATGGCAAATAACGCGAAACGCACGCCCTCGGGGTCTTGGCGGGTCCAAGTCTACGACTTCACGGACACGGAGGGGAAACGGCATTACAAAAGCATAACCGCCCCGACGAAAGCCATAGCGGAAGCCCTCGCCGCCGAGTTCACCCGCACGAAAGCCACGCGGACGGCCTCGCCCTCCGGCACCGTTGGCGCCCTCGTCGACCGGTATATCCGGGACTCCGAGCCGGTTCTTTCCCCTGCGACGGTCACGGCCTATCGAAAAGTACGGCGCCACGCCTTCCCGGAGCTCATGAGGACGCCCGTCTCGAGGCTCAACGCCGCCGCCGTCCAGCGGGCTATAAATGACGAGCTCGAACGCTCCGGCGAGCGCACCGGGCGGCCGCTCTCCGCCAAAACCATAAAGAACGAGTGGGGGTTAGTTTCTGCGGCCCTTTCAGAATATGCCGGGATAACGTTCTCCCCAAAGCTCCCGGCCTATCAAGTCCCGCCGAAACGCCTCCCGGACCCTGCGGCGATCATGGCCGCCGTTCGGGGCTCGTCCGTAGAACTCCCCGTCCTCCTCGCCCTGTGCCTCTCGCTCACCCTCTCCGAGGTGCGCGGCCTCCGGTGGTCGGACATAGACGGCGACGTCCTCACGGTGCGGCGGGTCTGCGTCGACACGGACCGCGGCCCGGTCTTTAAGGACACCGGCAAGACCGCGGCAAGGCTCCGGACGCTCGTTTTGCCGCCTTTCCTCGCGGCTATGATAAATGAGTCGAGGCCCGACGTTTCGGCGCTCAAAACGGCGAAAAACGGCCTTGTAGTGCCATTGACGGGCAACGCTATATATATCCGCTTCCGAAAGCTCATGCAGGCCGCCGGGCTCGAGATAACGTTCCACGGCCTCCGGGCGCTCAATGCCTCCGTAATGCTTGCCCAAGGGGTCCCGGACAAATACGCGATGGCCCGCGGCGGGTGGTCCTCGCCGGTGGTCATGAAGCGGCACTATCAGCAAACATTAGACCCGAAACGCGCCGCCGTTGACGCGGTCATGAACGAGTATTTTGAAGGGCTCCGGAGCGCCCAAAAGGGCTAAAAAGTTGCATTTGATTACGAAATATCCCTTATTCATGCAACTTTGAAAAGCCGCCGAGCCTTGAAATATCAACACTTTCGCAGAATCCCTTATGGGTTCGAATCCCACCTTCTCCGCCAATAAATTCACGGCGCGCTCTCACCTCGAGGGCGCGTTTTTCGTTGGTTTTTCAACGGTTTACAACGGCTTTTCGCTATAGCATTTTTATTGCATAACTTGTTTATATTTGCTCGGATTTAATCGGATTTTTCGGCAAATATCACTTTTGCATAAGAAATATCACTTTATTCACGGGCGGCGAGTACATTTTATTGCACTAAAAAACGCCCCGGGCGTAGTGCCCGAGGCGGTAGTGTTCCCCCCGCGCGAGTGAGGGCGCGCGGGGAGCGAAAGGAGGTACATATAGCCCGAACGGCTCGAGAAGATAGCGAAGAAACTCGGCCGTTGAGCAAGGTTATTTCGTGGTGGTATAACTTATCGGCCCCGGGTGCTTTCGTGCGTCTACGGGGCTATTAGGGGCCTTCTGCGGGGTCAATCTATGACCACGGGGCGGCGGGTCTCGGCGTTATATTCAACGTCTGCGATTTGGAGCACGTCCTCGAAGTCGCGAAGCCGGACGTAATTCTCGCCGCCGATCAGTACGGCCTTGACCTCGCGGACCTCATGCAGGGCGCCGAGTTCGATCTCGAGCCAGCGCACGCCGGCGGGGAGCTCCTCGACGGCGGGGTTTTTGATGAACCCAAGGAATTTATAACGGCTGGGCTTCTCGCCCCAATTCTCGGCCCCGCGTTCCCTGTGAGTGGTCCAAAACGGCTTTTTAGCGCCATATCCGGACTCGCTCGTGATGATAGATCCGTCGGGGTTTATCTGCTCCACTATGGCGACATGACCGGCGCCGTCTCCGGGTTGCTGGGTGCTTCCGCCCTGCCATACCATGCACGCGCCGAGGCTCGGCGTTTGCTCGATGGTGAGGCCGTCGCGCTGGGCGTATTGTATGAACAATTCGGCGTTGACCGGGCGGAGCCACGGCCCGCCGATTTCGGCAAATCTTCCGATCGCATACCCGACGCAATTATGAAGGACGTCGTTTTGAGCGTCCGTGGGGTTTCCCTTTATCGCCGGATTGAGTCCTCCGGAGGCCTTCCGGATATAATACCGGTTCCCCGCCTCGGGGCGGGTCAATCTCGGCTTAAATGTCCCCATCGTCTCCGCCTCCCTCGTACACGTCGGGCGTCTGCTCTGGGTAGTCCTCGCGGGCGTCCTCGTAGTAGGTGCGCGAAGATATGCCGATTATCACGCCGAGGAAGGTCCCAACGGCCGCGATCGTGCCCGTGACTTCTTCGGCATAGGGCCAATGCCAAATGTTCGCAAGGCTCCAATAGAGCGTTGAGCACGCCGGGAGGACGATCAAACATACCCATTTAAGGGCGTTATAGATTTTATCCGGAAGTTTCATTTCTGCCTCCTATTAGGTGAGAGTGCCGCCGTTTCGAACGCACTCGAACGCGCGGCGTATGTTTTGCGTATGTTGCCAGCCGTCCGCGGCGTTGCCTTTCGGGGCGCGCCACACTTCGATTTTCCATTGATAACGAATATCGGTCATGTGTCCCCACGCGCCGGAAGTCATATATGTTGTTGAGCCTCTTATGCCGTAATTGGGCGCTTTGATGGTCATGACGCCTTTCGAGATGGTCGGAGCCTGTCCCGTGCATTGCGGGCCATACGTTGAGTTTGTTACGAACGTAACGGCCGACGCGCTCGTCCAATATACCGTCCGGCCGACGGAACCGAACGCGGTAACGGCCACGCTTCGGGAAGTGCTAACGACTTTTCCCTCGACGGTTTCGATCTCGCTTGCTGGAACTTCTACGACCTCGTAATGGTACGAGTTCGCCGTGTAGTCAGCCCGGCCCTTTTGTTTGGTTTCGGTGTCGTAAATCGGGATCGTGAGCGAACGCATTTCTACGTAATAGTTATAGTTTGCGTAGTCCAGCGGAACCGTTATCGAAAGCGCCGCGCCCGTAACTATCGTCTTTGCCGTGGTCGAATACGCCGGAAGCGCGATCTCGAGATCCTCGACGAGGAGTTCGTCGGCGCCGTAGCTTTGGACGAGTTCAGCGTCGCCGCGAATTCCGAATCCTTTAACTTGGGTGCCGTCTGTCGTTACGTCAGTTATAACGACGTCGCCCTCCATGTATTTTCCGGCGGTTTTGAGGGTGCGCGTTTGGTTTTCCGCCGTTGTCAGCGTTCGCCCCTTATAGGTTATCGTCGCGGCCATTAAATCACGCTCCCGTCATAAATAGGCAATGTTCCGAGGGTCAGAAAGCCGGAGTCGTTCGTGAGGTCGGAAACCTTGCTCGGAATGGTGGGCTTGTTCGTGAGGTCGTTATAATCGGTCGTCCCGGGGTCGCCTTTGGGGCCTTGCGGTCCCTCGGGGCCGCGTTCGCCCGTGTCGCCTTTGTCGCCCTTTGGGCCTTGCGGGCCTGTCGCGCCCGCGGGGCCTGTTGCCCCGGTGTCGCCCTTGGGGCCTTGGACGCCTTGCGGCCCGCGTTCGCCTTGCGGTCCCTCGGGGCCTTGGAGGCCGCGTTCAACGGTCCCCGTGGTCGTGCCGCGGTAGTCGGTTACGGAAAGCAGGACGGAGCCGTCCGCCTGTTCTGTGGCCGTAGCTTTCACGGCGTCCGTGTGTATTATGATCTTTTCGCCGTAGTCCAGCGCCAGCGCTTCGGCGTCCTCGGTGAGGGCGGCCTCGAGCGCGGGCGTTTCTTCGGCGAGGGTCAGTTTTATATTGACGTCCGCCATGATTTAGGCCTCCAGCGTGATTTCGCCGTCCTTTAATATGCGTTTGACGGTCAACCGCGCAATATTGGACGCGGTGGCGGTATCGTCTACCATCAGCGCGCGGACTTGAAGTTCGGCCATTCCGGGGACGAGTGCCAGCGTGTCGGCTTGCGTCAGCGTGAGCGTTATTTCGGCGCCCTCCTCGGTGTCCACGATGGCCACGCCCTCGTCCGCGAGGGTCTTGTTTATGATCGGCGCGCCGTTCTGTGAAATAGTGATCCACACGGCGGCGAGGTCGGTCGTTTTGAAGTCGATTTCAAGTTTAAGACTTGGAGTTGTTCCGCGTGTCATTTGTTCGGGCCTCCTATCGGCAAGCGCTTAACGGCGCCCATTAAAGAGTCTAAATAACCGTTTCCGTTTAGCCCCTCGGGGTCGTGGTAACACGTCCACATTCTCGAAAGGTCCTCGAGGTCGTCGGGGTTTATCGTCCCGGCGCTTATGTGGTTCTTTGCGAGGGTCTTTATTCGGTCGTATAGAAGAAGCTGGACGCCTTCGGCTATGCCGTCCTCGTGACTCTTTCGGTCGCGGTAGATGTTAAAAACGTTCGTTATTAGAGCCGTGAGGGCTCCGGAGCCAATGATGGCAATTATAATTTCGTTCATGGTGGGGGCCCTCTCGGCGGGGTGCTATTCCTCGGTCGCGGCCTTGGTGTACTTCTCGGCCCTCATGACCTCACCGTCCGCACCGATGACGAGGACGAGCTCGGAGGTGTAGAGGTCGGACTTCATCGCGGCACCGAGCTTGCTGTGGAAGGCTCCGACCGCCGCCTCGATGGTGTCATACTGATAGATGGCCTTGCCCTCGATTTTGGGGTCGCCGTTGCTGATTTCGATTACATAGTACATTTGTTGCCTCCTTTACAAATCTGCGGATAACTCTAAATATGCCGTGGTATCATTCCTAAAATCGAGCTCATATATGCCGCCTATCGTGAGCCCCGAGGAGTTGGCCCGCACCTTGACATATGAACAGTCTGTGGCGGGGGTTCCCGAATCATTCGCCGCAAGGCTTGTGACCGTGTGTGCATTTGAGGTACTTCCGCCCCATAGGGTGAGCGTCCCATTCGTCGCCACCGTCGGGCGAACTCTCATAGGGACGGGCAGTTGAATAGCGGCATATGCCTGTGAGGCACTCTCGGCGAGCGCAAAACCGAGTGAGAGGTACTGCGCGCCCTTAAAGCGCATGTAATAACGTTGACACTTCGCCAACTCGCTCGCGTAGTCGGGCGGGGCATCGTTGGCAAGCGTGGACACGCTCCCGACCTCGAGCTTGAAGGCTCGGAGAGTGATGTCCCGTGTGCTGTTGGGGCCTGTGTAAAGGTTCACATAATAGCTATACGCCGCCGTGTTCGCCGCAATGTAAAAGGTGATTGTGTGCCCTTGAAAACCCGCCTCAAACACCTTTTGGTTGGAGCTTGTAGCGGCGGGAACGGTGCGCGTCCACGAGCCGATGGTGCCATCTGCGAGCATTACCGACACGGTCGCCGTCTTTCCTGCCAGCGCATCAATCGGGAGGTCAATCCGATTAGTCATGTTGCCCTCGTACCCGTGTCCTATGGTCACGGTCCCGTCCGAATTAACGGTGCGGACCGCCGTCCCGTATGTCACGCG